GAAGAGCTATAAAAAATAGCGGCCCTCGCCGGCCGGTCCCGCCCTTCGGCGGGGTCCGCTTCGATATAAACGCGCCAGCCGTTTTCCGTAGCGTCCTTGATTTTTTGGTGTTCCAGCTCCAGCCCTAGCTTGCTGTCACGGGTCCAACCGGTCAATAGAATATCCGCAGCGGTCTGGCCGTCCTCTGTGCCAGGGTCGCCGCCGTTGTACTCACCTACCCAATACGGGTAGGGCGGCGGGGATGTGGAGTATTCCAAATACTCATAGTTGAGCCCCAGCGCGGTCATAAGCCGGTCCAAGGCTGTAAGAACAGCAATCATTTCATCCGCTCCTTCAAAATCTCCCCGGCACGTTTCGTGATTGGCCCTTTGAGGGATTCAAATGCGTTCCACAGAGCGCGGGACGGTTTTTTGCCTTTTGTAAAATGCCATTTGCCGCTGTTGTCCTTGTAGGCCCAACCGCCTTTGCGTCCGTTGCCGCCCAGGGCGTATTCGCCGGTGCCGAGTTCTTCCCAAACGGCGTTTTCCAGTTGGCTGCCGACAACGGCCTGCCCGGCGGGCTCCCTGACCACGTGCCGGAAGGAGCCTTTTGTCTGCCCGGTGTCAACGCGGCTGTTCTTCGCGGCCTGCGCCGCGACGGTGCCCCCGGCTTCCTCCAGGAAAGCGAGGACAGCCGCATCCAGGGCAGACTTCACCGCCACGCGGTTGTCAACAAACTTTACGTCATTCAGCACCCTGTTCACCTACCATTTTCAGATAGATTTCGAGCTGCCGGTGCATCCCCATGGGGTCGTCGATGAGCAGCACATCGTAGGGCTGGCCCTCAATAACCACGCGGGACTGTTCGGCGGTGACGGACAGCTTGCGGTAGTCGCAAATGAAAATATGCGTGGAGCTTTGGATTTTGGCGTTGTAGGTCAGCCGGTCCGTCTGCCCGGCAACGCCCTGCCCGGCGGCAAGGTCCAGCCATCCCCACAGCGAGGCCGACGTGCGCCATTTCGCCGTCTTTTCGCCGATGCTGTTTGCTTTCCCCGCGTGCTTCGCCTGCAGCAGCGCCGTGGTGTTCCCACCGATAGACATAGGCTAAAACCTCGCTTTCATGTGCGGCTTGCAGAAGCCCCACAGGGACACGGGATAGCCGTTGATCTGGTTGGCGGCGTCCTGGTCGAAATAGGTCACGGAATGCCGGGACAGGGTTTCGGACTTCACGCCCACCTTGTCGCGCTGCGTCAGCTCCCAGCGCAGCAGCCCCAGCGCGCCCTCGATCACGTCCGGGGGATATTCCACCAGGGTGACAAGGAAGCCCTTCTCGGGGCTCAGGCGGGCACTCAGCTCGTAGCTGGCGGCAGTCGCGACGTCCACGGAATAAATGCCGTTGTTGACTGCGCTCTCGCTGATTTCCACCGTGTCGCCAAGGGACAGCTGCATCCCGGCGGCGCGGCGCAGCCGCCCGGCGGAAGTCGTGCCCGTGGTCCAGCGAAAGCCGCGCCGCTGAAAATTATTATGGGTGTGTTCGCGTATGGCGGCCTCAATGGCGGCGAGCTTACGCTGGATCGTCGCCGCCGGGAATGCCTGAAACTCCGGCATCGTTATCACGGTTTGGGTTCTGAGCAGCACAAGCCCGCCCCTCCTTCCTTACGCCGCCGCGAACTTCGCCAACACAACCTTGGCCTCGTTAGACAGGTTCACGCCGTAAATCTGATCAGCGGAGATCGCGGTTTTACGGGCCAGGGAAGCCCGCTCGGTTTCCACGTTCACCGTGCGCTTGCGGTAGATGGTGAGCGCAGGCACGTCGTCCTCCGTGGACGCCTCGTTGTTGAGCTTGACGACGGGGCAGATATATACATCGTCGTCCAGCCGCACCTTTTTGGACGCCACGACGCGGCAACCGGCCACGCGGCCAATTTCGCCGGTCATCATCACCTTGCCGTCGTACTTGTCGGCACTGATGAAATCCGGGTCGAGCCGCAGCTGCGTCACCTGCTTGGGATGGACGAAGATCACCTTGTCGCTCTGGAATTCCTCGTCGAATATATCGACGGCGTTCACAATGCCGATGTAGGCGATCTTGGCGTCGCTGCCGTCGTATTCGAGCGTCGCGTCGTACAGGGCATCCATGCTGTCAACGTCCATCTTGGACGAGATGGACTTCGCCAGCTGGCCGTTGGTTTCGCCCACCGGGTCGCCGTAGCCGGAAAGCACGGCCTCGTCGGTGAGCTCCACGGCCTTCATGGCCTTCTTGATCGTGGCCTCGCCGGTGCTGGTTTCCAGCTTCGTCGTGCCGCAGGCGACGCCTTCCGCGACGTCCTCCGCATCGCCGATATAGGCGTACCTCGGAACGGTCACGGTATTGCCGGGACGACCCACCAGGGTGTCGTCGATCTTGGCGAAGGGCGTCACCACGATCATGGTGGGGATTTTTGCGGAAATCATGTCGGCCATTACCTCGGGGTTAATGAGGTCAGCCAGCATCGTAGTATCGGGCATACAATTCAACCTCTCTATTCTTCGTTATTTGTTGTTTTCCCGGTAAGCCGGGCGTAGGCGTCGGGGTCTTTCTTGAACAGCTCGGCACGGGCCTTGTAGCCCATCTTGGTGAAATCCTCCTGGGAGACAGTGCCGCCGCGCTCCTGGCCGGGGGGCAGTTTGTTTTCCTCGATCTTTTTGCCGCCCGCCTGCTGCTCAAAGTGGCGCGGGTGCGCTGTCTGCAGGGACTTCACAAGGGCGTCCTTGTCCTTCAGGCTGCCGTCCTCGTTGAGGGCGATCTCGCCGCCCTCCTTGGCCTTGAACGCCAGATAGTCGATATCATCCGGCGAGGCATGGGCTTCCAGCAGGGCGAGCCGCAGCGCAGCGTCGGTGCGCTCCTGGGTGAGCTGCTGCGTGAGCTTGGCAACCGTCGCTTCGTAGTCCGTGACTTTCTGCTGCAGGCCCTCACTGGCCCCGCCGTCCTTTTTGAGCTGTGCAATCAACTCATTGGCCGCCGTCAGTTCCTGCGTTTTCGTGGTGTGTTCCCCCTGGAGCTTGCCGTACCTCACATCAAGGTTTTCCTCGGAAGCCGTAAAAAGCTTGTTGGTCTTCATGGCCTCCAGGATGGCCGCCGCTTGCGCGGGGTCCAGGCCCTCGATGGTTTTCAGCAGTTCTTGCATTGTCCTAAAAAATCCTTCCATTTCCGATTCCGGTTTTTACGTGCTGCGTCACGATACCGGGGCCCATATTACGCCCAGGCCAGGGGCGAGATATGATAAGGCACCTGCCCGGGAGCAAGCGCTTTTATCCTATTGCTTTTGAATATCGCTTTTTGAAATCGGCATAATCTGTTACATCAATCAGGCCGCCGTTCTCATTATCCCACCGCTGCCCCGGCATAGCACCAAGGGCCCAGCGGGCTATTGTGACCATAATGCAGCGGCAATTGCAGTCCTCAGCGGGGTCCCCGAAGTCACCGGGGTACATAGCCGTTTTGCTGTCCATCTCAAAGGGATCATCAATCTCCCGCACTTGCTGATCCAATGCCCTGTGCGTGGGCCGGGTCTTGCCGTCCAGGGTGCTGTCCCACTGCTTTACGACGTCCGCGCCTCTGCTTTTCGCGTCCTGTTGGGCCTGATACGTCGCCGCGTTCTGCACGCGGTGCCCTTCGGTACGCGTGATCAGCATGGAGCGGTCAAGGTTGGCCTGGCCGTAGTTGGATATATTGCGGGCGATGTCGGCATAACTGAGCTGTGCTGTAAACCCGCGCTGCAGCTCGGCGACAACCTGGGCTTTCAGCTCATCCGTGGTCCCTGCGATCTTCTGTGACAGCTTGATATCGTCGCCGGTCTTAGACACCGCCGCGACGACGGCGCGCTCATCCATGGGGAGTACCAGGGGAACCCCCTGGCCCTGCAGGTCGTACAGAGTGCCAATGAAGCCGTCGGTATAGCAGGTGTTGAGGTATTCAGCCACGGTGGTGAAGTTGTTGCCCTGTAGCACGGCAATGTGGGCCTCGATCTGTTTTTCGAGCTGCCGCTGGTAGTCCAGCTGATACGCCTTGCTCTGCGGGAGGCCGCTGCCGTCCCCCTGTAGGGCCTTAATGGCACGCTTCACGTCGCCCAGCATCCGGGTGTAATTGTCCTCAAGGGCCTTTAGTACGGCCTGCTCATTGTCGAGGGAGACCTGCGCCACTTCTTTTTGTCTGCTGTTCACGGGCCCACCCCCTATTCAACCGGCGCAGCGGCCAGGGCCTCGCTGGCGGCGTTGAGATCGGCCTGCGGGTTCTTGGGCAGTCTATCCTTGACGTCCTCATAGTCCACATCCAGTAGGTCGCAGAGGGCTTGCAGCACGGTTTCGCTGTCCAGCTTGGCCGCCGCATCCAACAGGGTGTTCACCCGCGTCTGCTGTTCCTGGGCCTCACTGAGGGCGATCTGCGCGTTGTCGGCGGCGTTGGTGATCACCTCGCGGGCCAGGTCGAAATAGACGTCGGACTGCTGGTAGTCGGTGGTGTGACGCTCATTGATTTCCGGCAATACCACGTTGAGCAGTTGCCGGAGCAGCTTCCGCAGCTGCGCCGCCATTTTGTCGCATTTCAGGTCCAGCAGGGCGTAGCGGGACTTGATCACCACGTTAGTAATATTACCGTCCCCGATCTGCGCGGAGTTGAAGCCCATGCCGAAGCGGTAGATGTTCTTTTCGTCGAGCTCCAGCCTAACCCGGCGGGCCTCATAGGGTATCTGCACCGTGCGGATATCCAGGTCCCCGCCCTCGGGCACGCCGACGGTTTTCTTGACGCGCACGTTGTGCATGAGTTCGTCGATGTTCGAGCCGTCCATGCCCTTCACAAGGGTTATGCCCTCGCTGACGTCCTGCAGGTTGTTGGAAAGCCCGCAGGCCATAAGATCATAGTCATCAATCAGAGCCTTCACGGCGGCGAGCTGGGACGTCTTTTGCCTGCCGTTGGCAATCTCAAAGAAGGGGATATAGCCCAGGGCTTCCCCGAAGCGGCCCTCTTGGGGCGGCTCGGAGTATACGACATGGGGGCGGGGGTTCAGTTCCTCGGAGGGGTCCGGCTCCAGCCTGCCGCTTTCCACCTGCACAAAATAATGCACGGCGGCGGTGTCCCACACCTGGACGCGCTTTACCTCCTTGCCGTCGGCGAAATCAATGTACCAGTAGATCACATAGTCCGCTTTGTCGGCGGTGTCCCGCTTGCGGACCGTGATCACGCCCTGGGCGTCCGCATAAACAAAGGCCGTGCGGTCGTCGGTAGTCTTGTAGGCGTACAGGTGCCCCACGCCAAAGCACATATCCGTCAGGGCCTCGGCGAGCTCGGCACGGAAGTCGTCGCCGAAATACGCATCGAGCTCTTTCTGCAGCTTGCCGTCGTCGGAGCAGACAAGGGGCTCCGGGTTCGACAGCATATATTGCACGCACTGGTCCACCAGTTCCGTGAAAAAGGCGTGTGGGATTTTGATGTTGGAGCGGGTTTTGTCTTCCACCGGTTTTCCGTCGGCATTGTAATACCACAGCTGGTAGTCGAGGATGTCATGCCGCCCCTCGTAATAACGCCGCCCCTGTTTGAGGCGGCGCTTGACCGGGGACTGTTCCGCGTCCTGTATGTACTTTTGAATCCGCTCAGTGGTCAGCGTAATAATCACCTCTCAATATATCCATGTGGGCGGGTCGTAGAATGCGAGGGTCATGGCGTCGGCGATGTCGGGGCTTTCGAGGCCGCGCTTCTTCATGTCCTGCTTGCTCTCCAACTGGATTTTCCCCCGGCTGGTCATGTGATACCGCCGGGCGATCAGCTGTTTCACCATTTCGTTGTCCTGCGGCAGGTATATCTCAGGGGCCTTGCCCTGCAGGCTGCCGCTCACGGTCTGCTCAAGCAGCTCCCGGATGTGCCCCCATACCTGAGCCCCCAGGTTATGATAATACTCATCTTTGGCCGCCGCGCCATTGTTGACCGGCACCACGGTGATGGGGAGCCGCTCCTCGCGGATCACCTCGTTCAGCCGGTCGGTCACGCCGCCGCCCACGCCGGTGTCGTCTACCCGGACAGTGCAGCGCTTGATGTTTTTGTAGATTCCCTTGTCATTCAGGTATTTCATGCACAGCTGGAGGATAAGCCCGGCGGTTTCCATCGTGCTCTTTTTGCTGTACTTGAGGAACGGCAACGCCACAGCGCCGACGCGGGGAGAAAATACGGACTTGTCGTCGCCGAAGCGGGCAACATCCGCGCCCACGTGTAGCACGCTGGCGGCGCGCAGTTCATCCTCCGGCGGGGGCTTCGACATGGCGAGCTCCACGCTCTCCAGGCTGATCAGCGCGTCCTGCGTGCTGCGGGGGAAATCCCCGTATATCCGCACGCGGGCCACGTCGCTGTCCCGGCCATACTTGCGCAGCAGCATGTCGATGTTGTCCCGGCTTGTGCGCGCGCTGTCGAAGCTGCTGACCTTGTGCGTGCGGTATTTGTCCCGGTCGCCGTGGTGACTGTCATAAAAAACACCCTCCAGCCGGTTGGGGTTGCCGCATAGTAGCAATTTGTTATCCCAGCCGGTGAGGGTGCCTAATATGGCCTCCATGATGGGGTCCGCGATGCCGCTGGCCTCATCCACGACGATCAGCATGTGATCCTCATGGAAGCCCTGCATGTTCTCGGGCCGGGCCGCTGTTTTAGCGACGGCGAACCAGCGGTGTTCATCGCCCACCATGTATATTTTGGTCTTTGTCCACTTCAGCAGTTTTTTTACAAGGCTGTTCTCCAGCCATTTTGCAACCTCGGCCCAAAGAACATTGTATAGCTGGTGCATCGTCGGGGCCGTGGCGACAACCCGCGCATAGGGACGGCACACAAGGAACCAAATGATGGCCCATGCCTCCAAGGCCGTCTTGCCCACGCCTTGCCCGGACCGCACAGACACCTTGGGGTGATCGGCCAGGTCCCGCAGCACGCGGCGCTGCCAGGTGTCAGGCCCAACGCCAAGTATATCCTCGCAAAAGGCCACAGGGTCGTCGTAGTAAACGTCAAGGGCTCTCGCCAAGTCCTTCATCGGCCTGCCCCCTTTCGGCTTCCCTGCGGGCCGCAGCGGCAATGATAGCGGTCTTCCAGTCCTCTGCATCCTGGGCAATCCCGCCGTCAGATAAGCCCACTTCCTCCTTTTTGGCTGCGCGTTCAATATCAATGCCCTTTGCAGCGTTTGGGACAAGGGAAAGAATCTGGTTTGGGGTGAGTTCCCCGGCTTCGAGCTGTTCTCCCAATTTCTTCAACGCAAGGAGCGCCGTGTTTTGCAGCTGCATCCCGATTTTGGCATGGCGGGCGTTCATCTTTTTGTAGTCGCTTACCGCTGTCTTGCGGGCCTCACGGTCACGGTAATCATCATAGGCTTCGGCGCGGTCCTTCCAGCGGTATTGAGCACACCATCGCTCTATTAAGCCCCTACTCTTCCCACACTTTTCCCATACCGCTCGGGCGCTGCGGTCGGGCCCAATATCCCGGTATGCTGTGAAGGCTTCAAATGCCTTGGCGCTCTCGTTTTCTAACCGTTCCCATGCATTCGGCATTGGCCCCCTCTCCTTTATCTTGGCTCTGCCCCGGTGATCCAGAATAGCGTGCCGTCCTTTGGTATTCCGCTGTGGATGAACCACCGAAAAGCTTTTGCTTCATAATGAGGATGGAGGGCAATGCCCTCGTATGTGGTAGGCGCGCCCTTCTCGTAAACAAAGCCGGGCGCGTAATATAAGTCGTGGTATTCGTACTGTCTGTCGGCTCCGTAGAGCTGGAGTGTCTTGTGGATGAAAGCGTTCCTGTCCGGGCCCGTGGCAACGAGATGAACGTGCCGGACCCGCTTGTGGTATTTATGAAGCCCGATCATGACCCCGGCGGCGGGGATCCCGCTGCCGCAGGTCATAACCAGGCTTTCCAACGCATCGGGTAGGCTCTGTACCTGCTCCGCGACAGCTCGGAGAAGGACGTCGCCGTGTCCGATGATGTTGATGCCGTACTGGACGATGAAATATCCCTTTTCCCCGGCGAGCTCCCTGGCCCGCGCGTGCAGGACGTTGTGCCTGCCGCTCTTGGCGGCTATGCTGATCTTCGCGCCGTATTTCATCGCCATGCGGGGCATGGGAAGGGTTCTCACGCTCTCCCTGGTGGTGCCGCCATACAGGATATAACAGGGTATGCCGTGGAGTTTGGCCGCCGCTGCGGTGATGGGGGCCTGCGGGCTGTGGATGCTGCAATAGGTGATCACCCCGGTGGGGCTCACACTGTCTATCAACATCATTGCCTGCCGGAGCTTCCCGCCGTTGACTTCCCCGGCACCGAAGGGGCGGTATAGGTCGTCGCGCTTGAACAGCAGGCCGCCGATCTCCTGGACGGGGGAAAGGTCATTCATCAAGGCCGAACACCTTCCTGTGGTAGGGCATTTTGTTTGCGAGTTCTTCCTGCATGAGCCCGTAGAAGCTTTGGCGGCTGATCTTCCGTCCGCTGCCCGCGCTCTGGTCCAGGGTCTTGAAGCAGCCGCCGGTGCCGACGCGCTTCATCTGCTCAGTGGGCTGCGGGGCTTTACCGTTGAGGATCATGCAAAGATTATATTCGTTGGGCTGGAATCCCGGCAGGCCGTCGGTACCGCAGCAGCATATATCATCCCCCAGGGCGCGCAGGCGGTTCTCGCCGCTGTAGAAGCGGAGCCCGTGCCGGTGGCATTCGGCCCTGAAGCTCTCGAAGTGGGGGCGCAATACCGACAGGGGATAAACGGAATCCCCGCCGACGCGGACCATGCCCGGCTTCGCCTGGAAGAACTTCATGCCCTCGAAGACGATTCCGTGCGCGCCCGCCGCAGCAATGCGGGGGATGCTTTGCAGGACGTCCTTGTAAACCTCTGGCATATATGGCTGCACGCGGACGATCACCCGCGTCACGCGCGGGGCGACGGTCTTCACTATGGCAAGCCGTTCCTCGAAGCTGGGGCAACCCGCCTCCAGCTTATCGTATTTGCTGCACACCATGCTGATCTGGACGACGCTGTTGCACGCCGCGAGCAGGTCCAGGTATTCCGGGTCGGCCACAAGCCTGCCCTTCGTACTGACCACAAAGGGGTACTTTGTTTCGGCGAATATCTTGAGGCATTCGTAGGACGCCCTCTCTTGCCTCTCGCAGGGCTGGAAGGGGTCGCTCATGCCTCCCCAGTGTATGGGTATAGGCCAATCGCACCAGGCAGTCTCGGTGCCTCTCTCGCCACGAATGAACCGCTCCAGGGCCGCCGCGCTTTCGTCGCGCTGTATCTGGCTGATGTCCTGCTTCTTTTGGGCGAAGCAGTAGCGGCAGGCGTGGGCGCAGCCCTTGTAGGTGTCAAAGCGGATGGGCAGGTTGCAAAGAATGCATTGGCTTCCGCACTTCGGCATTATCGCTCCCCCCTTACTGCCTGCATGATGAGGCTGACAACTTCATCTTTGCCGCGCTCCTTCACCCAGGATTCAACTGCCGCGCGGCTCTCACGGTCGAATTGCAGCGATATGTTGAATGTTTCCTCAATGCGGGCGAGCTCCCCGGCGAGGAAATCGTTGTCGAGCATATCGTCGATGCGCGTTGCCAGCGCGTCGATCTCGGGCTCGGTGAACCCGGTTTCCGTGGCCCGGTCGGCGAGGCTGTCAAGGGACTCCTTGAGCTTGGCGTCGTCCCATTCGCCGCTGATTTTATTCAGGGCGACGTTGAGCTGCTTTTCCTGCTGCTCATCCAGATCAACAACGGAGACTTCGACTTCCTGTGTGCCCTCGTTCTCCAGGACAGTGAGCCGTTGGTGGCCGCCGACAACACGGTTGGTGCGGCGGTTCCATACGACGGGGAGAACGTAGCCGAACTGTAGGATGCTGCGGCGCAGGCGTTCATATTCGGCGTCGCCGGGCCGCAGGTCGGCGCGGGGGTTGTACGCGGCGCGCTCCATGTCGGCGATACGCTTTTTGATAATTCCCACTATACCACCGCCTGTTCTGTGATGAGCGCCGCCAGCTCCCTTTTGTCGTGGGTATCGAGCCAGGTTTCATAATCCTCCCGGAATTCCTCGGGGAAGGTAAATGTCATGGTGAAGGTGGTGGATTCCGTTGTGCCGCCGCCGGTGAAATCCTCCTCCAGTAGGTCGTCGATATGGTCATATGTCGCTTTGAGCGCGTCAAGCTCCCAGGGGGCGAAGCCGGTGGGCTCCATGGCCCCGGCAGTCTGCAATTCCTCCAGCACCTCCACGAGCTTTTCCGTGTCCCAGCGCCCGGCGATTTTATTCAGGGCGATGTTCAGGATTTTCTCGTCATCCGGCGGCAGATCGAGGATCACGCAGTCGGTTTCTTCCGCGCCGCTGTCCAGCAGGACAAAATAGCGTTGATGCCCGCCGACGATATTGCCGGTGCGGTCGTTGAGGATAATGGGCTCGACGAGGCCGAAGGTGTCAATGCTGGCCTTTAGCGTCTCCCATTCCCGGTCCCCCGGCTGTAACCGGCGGCGCGGGTTGTACTCTGCCGGGGTCATGCTGTCAAGCCGTCTGCGTTCGATGCGCATATGCTGTCCTTTCAAATGACAAAGCCGCCCCCGGAGTGGGAGCGGCGGTTATTTGGTGCAATTATTTATCGTAATTCTAGTATATCACATCAAATTGCGAAGCACAATTGCACCCTTTTTTAACGTCTATTTTGCATAGAGCGCTGCGGCCCCATATAACCACACCGTTATGTTGTCAAGAATTCTCGTGCGGTTTCGCCACACCGTTGTAGCGTCGCAGGGGATGGCCTCGGCGATTTCCGCATCGGTCTTTCCGTCGAAGTATCGCATGGAAACAACCCTGAAATAGGGATCGTGCTCTGCCCTGGCGATAACGCCCTCCATGATCGTTACCTCGTGTTCGTCTGCGGCAATGGTGGCCTGCATGTCGATGATAAGGGCCTCAATGATTTCTTCGGGCGACAGTCTCACCCCGGTGCGCTGGAAGCGGACGATGCTTTTATCCTTCGATCCGGGGCCGTACTGGCGTATCTCAGCAAGGTGCTCATTGTTCTGCAGAATCCGTTCCCGGAGGATGGGGAGGGCCCGCAGCCGCCGTTCTGTGGCCCGGAGGATGTTCTTGGGCTCGCGGGCCCCCGCAATGCGCCCGGCCTCCACCGCCTGCTGAATTATGTCCCTGACTTCTTCGTTTTTCATACGTTGCCGTCCTTCCTTCCTTCGGTTCAAATGTCACCTCTATCCGTGGGGTTGCGGGGTCAACATCGAAATTATCCGTGAAGCCCTCAATATGCTTCCACCCGTCGTTCTCCAGGATGCCCGCTGCGACAAGGGCGTCCTGCACGAACTTCTTGGCAAAGGCAATGTTATCCTTGTCGCGCTTGCGGTTGGGCTCGTACCAGGTGTAGTGCATGATCACCGGGCCGGTGAAGCGCACCCCGCGTAGCTGCCGCTGGGCCTCCACAATGATGGTGCGCTGCGCCCGCTTCTTCATGTTGGCCGCCCGGTATCTGCCCCCGCCGCCGCGTTCGGCGTCTATGTACTCGTTCAGGCCGGGGAGCTGGCCGGGGATGGTGAAAGAATGATTGGTCATGGTGTCCTCCCTAATACTCAATCCCGGCTTCTTGGAACGCATTCAGGAGTACATTAAGCCTGAGCCCGTTCTTGCGGGAAAGCCTCTGCTCAACAGCCTGCGTGCTCACGTGAAAGACGTTTTCCGCAAGATAAGCGATGGTGAAGCCGTTTTTCACCATCCATTCCCGTGTTCCAAGGTTTTCTTTGGGCCGTCCGTCAGCGTATGGGGCAACCAACCGGCTGTTTTCGATTGCAATCTCGCCCCGCTTTGCTTCTTTTTCTTTGGCAATACGGCTCCTTTTTTCTCCTGGGTGGAAATAATCACGCACCGGCTCCGGCATTGGCAGGGGGTTGAATTCGCCGCGACGGTGGCCTAGGCTTACCTGCTGTTCGTGCTGCATATATGCCTTGACGGATTCCACGATCCAAAGCCTGGCAATATGGGGTATGAGTATGCCTTCATCGCTTCCCCGTTGTCCCCCGCCGTTGACGTCTGCCATAGTAGCGTTTTCGGCGTGCCTGGCAAGGAGTGCGCTCAATTGGGCCGCGCCCCTGCCGGTCAATGTGCCCAGCAGCTTCATCGTATAGCCCCGGTGGTGCAGGAAGGTAACAAGGTCGCGGCGCGTCCACCCCTTGGCGTTTGGGTTGCCGCCGGTTTCCCTGACTTGTATCGGCATGTCAGTTCGCCTCCTCTCGTAGTTTCAAATCCCGGAATTTCTGCCGCACCTGTTCAGCGGTGGGGATCGCGGCCCAATATTGAACGTAGCCGCCCCACTGCTTTCGCTTTTTATTCCACAGACTGAATGTCAGATGGTCATGGCCTCTCAAGACCACGAAATAGATGCCTTCGCTCAGCGGGTCTTCCTTTTTTGCGTCCTTCCATTGTAGCACGGAATTCAGCATGGGCGCGTCACCCCCTTCCAGTTCCATAGGCCCTGTTGGCCCCTGCAGGGTACAGGCTCCGGCAATGGCTGCACATCAGCCCACTCCCAGGCATAGCGGCCCGGCCTGTAATCGCCGAAAAATGCTTCAGGCGAACATCCTGAAACTCCACCCTGCATACCCCTGCTGCTGACCAAGCGGATGCGATGTGTTTTGGGGTCGAGATGAATGCTGTGGCAATCCACCAGATTAGCGGTGGCGATCACCGCGCCGCGCGGCAGCAGGAGCTCCAGCCTGCGGACAAAGCTCATGGGGTTCGTCTTGGTGAACGGCGTATCATAGTAAACAGCGGCCAGTTGTTCTAGGAAGGCAAGCCCGGCGGCATAGTTCGGGTGATAGCTCCACCCGTTCACCAAGTAAGGGAACGCTTCGCGCATGAACTGCTGGAACGATTTGGCCCCTGCGTGGATCGCCGTGGGCCCCCGGTGATTTGTGGCCCAGCTGCGCGTCTCATACCGCTTTGCGCTGAGAGCGATCAGATCGGCGTAGGGCTGATAGATGGTCAACGCTTTCACGAAGGCACCTCCTCTCTTTTGATTCGCGCTCTGCATCCAGGGCAGTATGATGGCATAACGTAATTGTTTAAACTGCTCATCCACGTGTAGCAACAAGCGGTGCAACCGTGGATCACCCACCGCCTGCCATCGAAAGAGTAATCCTCTACTACATCACGGCATAACCGCTCCGGCACGACGTCCGACAGCGCCGCCCAAAGGTCGGGGGAAACATTGGGCATCGTGGACGCTGTGCTGCTGAACCAGTCGCACCCGTCGCGGT